TACTACCCTCGTCTAATAACACAATGCCATTAGCATTTATAAGTTTAAAAGAGTTATGCCATGTTTGAAACTGTATTTCTTCAGGCGGAGTTTGTGGTCCACCAATCTCAAAGTAATATATTGTTACAGGTGCATCTGAATCTAATATTAAATTAAATGTATCAGCGTAAGAACCAGGTCCCATTGTAAAGTTCCATAACATTTGACCTTGTGATACTCCTAAATATGAATTACCCCAACCATCACCTGCATCGTCTTCTAATATCAATGTATAATTACAATCAGGCACTAAATCCATAATTGTAGCGTTTGGATTATAATTAAATGCAGCAGGATCAGTACAACCGTAAGTGTGTAATGTTAAACAACTACCATCATCAACATTTGCGCTATCAACATATTCTACGTAATCATCATCTGTACAACCATATATATCTGGGGTTGTGTTACAAGGTACACCATTTTGTGGTCCTGAATAAGTTACAGTCCCAAAATTAGGATCAGGTAAATTCCATATAGTATCACCGTTACAGTCATATATAACTACATTACCATTTAAAGCTCCTCCAGCCATACCATCACCATAACTATCATTTAGTATTAATTCAAAGCCTATGTTTTGATCTATACAAAAAGTATAAGTAAATGTTTGTCCTATATCATTAAAGTTATAAGTACCTTGTGGTGCCTGATCTATTATACCACCACTATTCATTATCCATGAAGTTTCACCTGGCCAGTTGTCAAGTGTTATCTCCATTGTTATTTGATATTCAGTTGCTGTATCACATGTAGTACCTGAGCATGACCCATCATCAGTTGTTGCCCAAGGATTATATGATTGCTGTGTTGGATCTGTACAACCTGGTATACAAGCTGTAGGTGTAAAGAACATTGTATCTGATAAAGTTCCATCAAGAAACTCTAATACCATATAATGTTCTTCATTCCAGTTAGGCGGCATTTGTCCAGGTCCTGCGCCTATAGCAAAGTTACTCCAACCACCACTAGGCCAAAACCCAGGTATTGTTATATTGTAACCATTTGCAGATCCATAATGTAATTCTATTACAGCGCAGTTTGTATTGTTATTTGTTTCCCACTCCCATGATATAGCTGCTTGAGCTCCCCAACACATTTGCCAAGCTGTATCGTTTATAATACCATTACAAGGTGGATATGTACAACTACCGTCATCTATTGTAGCTAACGGGTCATAATTTAAAGCGTTTGGGTCCATACAACCATATACTGGTGGTGCGCAAGGCAATATGTTTACAGTAGTATCTCTTAAATAAAAAGAACCTAATACTGGATCCCAGTTTATTATTAATCCTTGACATAAGTTACGCATTCTAAAAAATGCTGGTTGATTAGAAATCCATCCATCACCAAAACTATCAACTAATGATACTGTGTAACTACCAGAGTTTATAAATATTGTAGTATCTAAAAACTCATAAGGAGTAGTTGGTTGATGAAACATAGCTGTATCACCATTAGCATCAGATACCATAAAAAAGTGTGATTCTGCTGGTGCATAAAAATCATATTGTACTTGGTAGTTTACCCAAGTATTTTGTCCTAATCCTATAAAAGGTAATAATAATAATATTAATAATAATTTTCTCATTTTAAAAGTCTGACATTATTTGGTCATTAATAAAGTTTTGTATTTCTTTTCTTGTTGCAAGCATTTTAAAACTAAGATCTGCTTGGTATCTTTTTATTTCTTCACCGTCTTTAAATATAATTATAGTAGGTACTATAACTACTTTATGTTTTTGTTGTAAAGCTGCTTCTTTTGTAATATCAACTTTTGCTATATCACAATCAGATAGTTTATCTACCCACGCAACTTTGTTAGCGGCGTTCCACTCAGCATTAAATTCTGTTACTACAATTTGTGCGTTAACAGAATTAAATATAAAAAATAGTATAATTAAACAAATTAATTTTCTCATTATCTATTATATAATTTATCTTCTATTTTTTCAAGTGTACCTTTTATTTCTTCCACATCTTTCTGTGTAGTTATAATTGTATTACGGATCATCTGATCTTTCATATCAAACTCCATTCTAGTTACATCAGGTGGTGGAGGAACCGGTAGTTCCTTTGCTTCGTTTATATCTGCTTGTAATGTAAACCACATACCAACTAAGGTAGCTATCAAGAAGGCTACCCCTCCTAATGTTTTTAGACTTAATTGTACTGCTGTATCTTCGCTTAGTTCTTTTGCCATTATAATTCAAATCCAAGGTTAAACACTAACATTCTAAATTTTGCACAACTTGCTTTTTTGTTTTCACACATTTCACAAGGGCAAAAATATATTTCTAAAATAGATAGTTTACCTATTCTAAAAGTTATCTCATATTTTTCTTTTTTATTTCCTGCATTCCAGCTATTTATCCAGTTCATATTTTATCTTTTTCCTCCAAAGTACTCTGTTGCGTGTCCTTCAGAAATTAATAATTGATTTAAGTTTACGGCTTCATTTTCTAATTCAATAAAAAGTTCTCCCAAACATCTACCAAATTTTCCTGAGCCATGAGATTTTAAAGTAATACAAGAACATGTAGTTAACAGTTCTTGAACTCTAGCTTTTGCAGCTAGTCCTCTTTTCTTTTCTTCTAAATCTCTAGTTCTAGATTCTGGAGTATTTATCCCCATAAATCTAATTCTTTTTTTAACATGTACATCAAAACCTAGATCAATCATAGCATCTATGGTATCTCCATCAACAACTCTGTCTAGTGTTATTACGTATGTGTACATTAAAATATTATATAATTAATCCCAAATTTAAAATCATACCATTCTCTATTCCAATACTTATTATATTTACCTTCTATAAAAGTACCTAGATTTTTATTGTACTTATATCCAAATATTAAACCTCCAGAATAATCTAACCATTGTCCATCGTTATATTTCTCGTAAGAATATATACCGTTATCTAAATGATATGGCATTAAATTAGCCCAACTGTGAGCCCAAAAGTTTTTAGTATAATGATAAAAATCAAATCCTAGTACTACAGAATGTTGTATAGTATTTTCTAACTCATTTCTTTTTCTTTCTGAATAATCATATAATACATTTGGGATTACTACTTCCTCCCAAACTTCTTTACTTGTTGCAACAATATTACCTTGTGGGTCTTTGTATTCATTATTAAATACATCTATTGTATATCCTTCTTGTATTGCTAAATAAGTATAATGTAAATTACCATTATCTAACATCCAGTCTGCTAAAGGATCATACCCGTAAGGCTCTGACAATCTTTGTACAAGTCCAACATTAAAAGATAGTTTATTATCTGTTTTGTATCTATATCTTTGTGATGTTTCAAAGTATTTAATATCTGCAAAACCATCTTCTAAATATTCTCCTTTTAAAATATATTTATCTGCTACAAATCTTATAAAGTGGTGCTGATCTAAATAGTCTACACCTTGCTGTCTTTTGTAATTAGCTTCAAATAAAAATTCTAAACCGGATACTTTACCTACATTAGCACCATCTGACCAGCTAGTTTCTGTACCATCATAAAACGTATTTGCTCTATTCTCGTACCCAAACCTAGCTATTTTTCTAACTCCTAGAGCCAGATTATAATCATAAGGTGTAGTAATAATATCTTGTTGCAAAACTCCTGTGTTAACAGAGAATACATCTTCATTTGATAAAGATGTACCTCCGTTTACAGATGCATAGAAAGTTGAGAACTTAAATGCTTTTTTAAGATCTAATTGTCCACAACACTTCTTTGGTGCTACACAAGAAGTTATAATAACTATTAATATAAATGTAAGTATTTTTCTTTTCAATTTATCTAAGTATTTGTAAGCCCATTATTTGCTCAGCTGTTATATTATCAGGATAAATGTCTGTAGTAATAGGTGCTACTTCTATCTCAACTTCTTCTGCTAATATTACATTAACTTCCTCAATTTGAGTTTGTCTAGCTTCTAGTACTTCTTTATATTCTTTTTGCAACTTTTTAACTGCTGCTAAAGATTTTTTATCCGTTTTGTTTTCGTAAGGTTTTAATTTTTCAACTACTTCTCTAAACTCTGGAGTAGCTGCTAAAATACCTTCTAAATGTGATAAAGAATTTTTTAATATTAAGTTGTTATCTGCAACTGCTATTGCAAACTCTTTACCTTCTATTTTTGTTAATGTTGATAGGTGGTTTGATAAATTTACCCACACACCATTTTTTGCTTTAATTTTTTTCATCGTCTATTATGAATTTGGTTAATAAATTAATTAATCACTAAAAAGTGAATCTTACTTGCTGTGGCTGATGTTGCTCCAGTAGCCGCTGGATTATGTAACGATATTTTAAAACTACCACTCGCTATTGTGTGCGTACACGCAGTTAACTGTGCATTATCAGTTGTATTCTCATCTTGCACTGTTATTAAAATAATTGAGTTAGCAGTTACTGTACTATTCGTTACAGTAAATTCTGCATTAGTTGCTGCAGCTAAAGCTGAGGCCGCTAATGTTATTCTACCAGAAGTTGCATTAATTGTAACTCCTGTTGTATGATTTGAAGCTTGTGTAACTGTTCCTGTGCCTGTATGTACAAGACCTTTAGCTGCTGCAGTAATAATTAAATCACCTGTATTAACTGTTACGTCTTGCCCTTCAGCTGCAACTGTTAATCCTGCTGTAGGTGTACCGCCTGTGTAAGTACTCAGTTTTACTACTCCATCAGCAGAACCAGAAGTATCTCTACCTGCTGTAATATCTACACTACCTCCAGATCCATTTCCTGATGCTGTTCCTCCTTTTAAATATAAATGTCCTGCAGCTGCACCAGCACTACTACCTCCTTCTATTGTTACTGATTGTCCAGCTGTACTAGAAGTTGTAGCTGTTGGTTTTATTGTAGGAGCATCTGTATTAGTAAATCTAATTCCTCCTTTTATATTTAAACTATCAGCAAAAGCTGCTGTAGGAGTTGATTGTCCTATAAATACTTTACCATCATTATCTACTGTTAAACCTTCTGCAGATCCATCTCCAGATATAAATGCTGTACCTCCAACTAAATCTATATTGTATGTAGCATTATTTGCTGCATTACGCATATCTATGTTTGCTTCTGCATTAGTTATTGTTGCCGCTAAAGTAATTGAACCTGCACCATTAGTAATTGTCATTCCTGATCCTGCAGTAAGTGTAGCTACTGATGGATACCCATTAGTTGCATTACCTATAAGCAATTGTCCATTTGTAGACATTGCAGTTGATGCAGCTATTGTATCTGTAGCACTTGCGTACAATACAGATCCTTTTGCTACTGTAGATAAACCAGTACCTCCGTTTGTTACTCCACATTCTCCTGTAACTGTACCAGTAAAATCTACACTTGATATAAATCCTGAAGTAGTGTTGTTACATAAACTAAGATCTATACCAGCTTCTAATACTGTTAATACAAGATTACTAGAAGTTGTTCCTACAGTTAATAAACCTGTATCACCACTCTTTATACCTTTAAATGCTATTTGATTTTTATTTGTTAGTGTTGCACTATTATATAATGTTTCACTGCTACTCCCTGCTGTAGACACAGCTGGAAATAGACTTTCTACTGTTAATTTTTTAGATTGACCTGTGCTACTATTTGTAACAAGTAAAAAATCTGTGCTTGCTACAGCTGTTTTTGCTAAGGTTACTAAGTCTGTTATTTTTGCCATATTATTTTTTTATATTTGTAAACCATCGATACCATCTATACTTGTATTTGTTCTACCTCTTCTTGATGGTGGTAGTGATTTAACATTTTTAATTACTTTTTCATCTACTATATTGCAGTCTACACAGAACTCAGCAACAAATGTATTAAATTTATCTAAATAATTTACACTGTCTGGAAATGAAGTTATTTGTAGACCTGGTACACATTGTTGCCAAACACCAGATTTTGCTCCTTGAGCTGTCTCAGGATTGGCAAATGTAGCAACAATACTAGTTGTTGGTGGAACTACTTGATAGATAAGACCACTAGGCATTTTTATAACATCTCCTAAATATAAAGTATTTGATGCTACAAAATATAAAGTAGGATCTGTTATTGTAGTTCCTTGACCTGTTGCTCTAGTAGATCCTGCATGCCCTTGATCGTTAAGTCCTGTTACTGGTCCTCCTGTTGTCCATAATGATGCACATGTTCCAATTGTAGATGCATTTGGAGTTGCAGAATCTGCACAGTTATATATACACTTTGTTCCTCTTTTGCTTACTAAATATTCTATTAGAATAACTTTCCAAGCATTCATTATAGAACAATCATCTGCCTGTCCTGTAACTAATTTGTTATAGTATTGAAAACCATTTTTAGCTATACATGCTTGTAATAAACTAATTAATGAATTAGTGTTTGCAGGAATACAAGGATTTACTACTGTTGGATACAGACAAGAACCATCGTCTGTTGATGCATTAGGATCATAGTTCAAAGCATTAGGATCTATACATCCTGGATATAAACATGACCCGTCGTCTATAGTTGCTGTTGGGTCATAGTTAGACGCATTAGGATCTGTACACCCACAGTTTACAGCAGTGCTTCCTATTGAAAAACTTACTGTTTCTTGACATCCATAGTTATCTGTAATTACAAAATAATAAACTCCAGAAGTAAATTGATTATATGTGAATGTATTTTGATGATTTGGAGAAGTTGCATTACTATGTACCGTTGGATCTGCATATACTAATACTCCTGCATTAGTATAATATGAAATAGTTTTACTTTGACCTGACATTGCTCCTTGAGTAAAAAATGTTGTAACTGTTATACTTCCATCAGCGTTTGATCCTCCACAATTTCCAGTAGCATTTGTAGTAACAAAAGTACTTGGAGGTGGTTGTATTGCTGGACTGCAAGGATAAAAACAACATCCGTCATCTACTGTTGCAGTTACTGTTGCACCTGAACAGTTTTTATTATAATTATACGCTGTTGGGTCAGTACATCCGTAAACTCCATATATACATGAACCATCATCCGTATTAGCATTTGGATCGTAATTCAAGGCTAATGGATCTGTACATCCATATATATAAGGAACACATGAACCATCATCACATGTAGCAAGAGGGTCATAATTAGTCATAGTAGAATCAGTACATCCGTAAATACAAAAGACGCATGATCCATCATCACAAACTGCCGTTGGGTCGTAGTTTAATGCAGTGCTATCTGTACATCCAAAAGTAGGATTTGAAATTTGCACCTGTGCACTTGTTTGTGTACAGTCTGCAGAATTACTATATGAGCTTGTTAGTACTACTCTGTAAAACCCAGGATCTACAAAAGTATTACCAGTTATAGATGAACCTTGAGTCCAAGTAAATTGATACGTAGCGCTATTAGTAGGTGTATAAGTATTTGTATTTATTGTAGTTATTGTACCCAGCCAGTCTGCATGTTCTAATGTAAAAGTTAATAAATCTGGTACAGGATCACAATAAAAATCTGCTACTAATGTATTAGTTGCACATTGCTGTGATGGATTTGTTAATGTAGGTTGAGCACAACAAAAGTTATTTAATATTGTACAATATGATGGATTAGACCACCATAAAATATCTTCTGCTACTGGTATTATTAATGTGCCAGGAGGACTATTTGTATTTGTAATAGCTGTTGCATAATTACCACTCGTATGCACACATACATTTATAGGTATTACAAAATAAAATACTGAATAACATTGTTCTATTTCTACTGTAGCGTCTGGATCACTAATTGCTAATTTTACAGCATAATAACCATAAGTTAAATTTCCACCTACACTTGTAGTATTAAAAGTACCGTTCCATTGTCCTTGTCCATTATTTATTAAATTACCTACTGTACTAAAGTTAGTTAAATCATTAGGAGTTAAACTAGTTTGTGCATTATCCCAATCAATTTTATTAGTAGTCTTATAAAACTGTATAGTATAATCTGCATTATTCATTCCATTAGCATCTACAACATCATTTATAAATTGTTGAAATTGACCAGTTGCAGGAATATTTTGTAAAGTAACTGCTCCGTCAGTTGAAGTTGTTCTAAGTGTAGGTGTTGCTACAAATGAGTTTACTCCAGTAACTGCTATTTCTCCTGCTGAAGCATTAAGATTGCTTTGTGCATCTATTAAAGTTCCGTTATTTGCATTACAGTATAAACAAGAACCATCATCTATTACTGCATTTGAGTTATAGTTTAAAGCTACTCCATCGTTTGTGGCAGCATCATTATCTGTACATCCTGCAACACCAAGTCCATCTTGTACACACACATCTATAAAATCATAACAAGGTGTTACAACTCCTGATGCATTTACAGATTCATCTCTTACATATATTCTGTAACATCCTGCTACTAGTCCTGTACTAAATGATCCTCCTACACCATGTGTTTGAGCTGGAATAAGAGTTTGTGTAACACTACCCAAAGTAACTGTTAATGCTCCTAAAGCAGTAAATGCTGCAGTTTGTGGAGTAGTGACTCCATCTTGTGCTAAATCTTGTTGAAATCCAAAAGTAAAAGTATTAACATTTTGTCCAATCCCAGAAGGGTGTGTCGCATATCCATACCCTAAAGTATTACCAGCAGTTGCTGATGCTCCTAAGCCTCCTATTGTTTGATTATTTAATGCTTGTATAGTCCATGCATATCTACCAAGACCTGTTTCAGTTCCAGTAGCTGTACCTAATCCTCCAATACCATAACCATTTCCTGAAGGAGTTGCTCCTGAAAAACCTCCATCTAAAACTGTAACTTCTATTACTCCATCATCACCTCCTAATACTGTTACATCTTTAACTGTTGCTTGTATAGTTAAACCATTACAATCTGGACAACATGATCCTAGATTCCATTGTGCTAATGATGGATTTGCTACATAATTGATTGCAGGACTTCCAAAAGCTAATAAGTTATTGCTATCACAATCTGTTCCTGTAAGTTGAAACCAAGCAGTAGACTGTGGATCTAAACATGCATTAAAAGATACTACTGGTGGTACTGCTGTACAGCTTGGAGTATTTTCTGAGTACACATGTACATCTGCAAAAATCTTACCATTATCAGTACCAAATCCGTCTGGATAACCGCCAAAAGGAGTACCCTCAAAACCTACTACTGCATAATCATAAGGATTTTGACCTCCTATATTAGCTGCCCAATACTCATCTGAATTTGTAAAACTACCTATTTGGTATGCACCATCATAATTAACTATAATACCTTTATAATATTGTTCTCCTGAAAAATTTTCTTCTTGGTTACCAGCATTACCAAAACCAAAATCTACGTTAGAATCAAAACTTAAATCTGTAAAATACGGAAAATTTGGTTGGCCTATATTAGTAGTATACGTTTGATTGTGATAGCCACTTGGTAAACCTATGCTGTTATTCTGTACTACTTTAAAAAATCCTGATCTTTCCCAATCACTACGAGAACCAAATCCTCCACTACCACTTATACCAGTACTACCTCCTGGTTGAGAAACAATATTTTGTGATATTGAAGTATGTGTATGTCCTGTAGTTCCGTCTCCTAGACATCCATCTGCTCTATGGGTATTAGTAAAAGTTAGTCCTGATGATGGATTAATAGTTGAATATGCATTTAAATGATCTGAACCAGGTAATAATACTTGAAATTGTCTTCTATCACCACTTGCCCATGTAACTTCAATTAAACGTCTAAAAGGCCAGTAAGGTAAAGCTCCTGAATTATTTTCATACTCTAAATAAAATTGTTTTGAAGCTGGTGCAGAAGCGTCATATAATTCTGATCCAGATTGCATACCAAGATAAACTGTATTACTACCACCAAGTCCTTTGTTAAGATCAATAATTTCATTATTGCCTTGTGATGTCCAATAAGGAGCACCTGAATTAACAGGTGTTATATCATCAATAGATGCAACAGAATCAAAAGCAGAATCTATAGTAAGAGACCCTGTATTAAAATCTTCTGCTGTAACAAAAGCATTTACATAAATTCTTAGAGTACATCCTGTAGAACCAATGCTTTGTAGACTAGGTGCATAAGGACCTGCAGTTAATTGTATGTGTTTAGGTAATCCTTGTGGTGGAGGAGCACCAAACTGCATAAGTCTAGAATGTTGGCTAGGTTTTCCTGTGTATGGTTGTACTTTTAAATACTCTTCTCCAGATCCTGCTACTACATCTCCTTGAGGGTCTGGCGTATCTCCTACTATTCTTGTATCAGTATTATAATCTACAGCAGCATCTGCTCCAGATCCAGATTCTCCAGAACCAGACTGTGTTTTTTCTTGTTGATCCTCAGATTGTTCTCCCTGTTCCTGTCCACCTCCTTGCTCATTATCACCATAATCGCCTTCTGGGTAGTAAAATATTGGAAAGTATTTAAACATATTTTATTTGTTTAGCAATCGCATCCGCAACTATTGTCACAAACTTCTCTTGCTTTAGTATATTTATTATTTGCGTCTTGTATATATCCTGTTTGTAGTGTTGTACCTACAGTATTTCCTTGTTTTAGTGAATATTCAGAAGACTTTAGTAATAGCATAATTTTTTGAGCTTTTGCTAAAGTTGTAGAACATTTTGCACAGTCACAAGCACAGTCTATAAGTTCATTGGTTAATTTTGCTAAACAGCAATCAATATCACATGCTAGTAATACAGATTTTCTGTCTTGCTCTGCTCCATCAATATAGGAGACTATGGTAAAAATCCCATTAGACATAGATAAATCAGAGACTAATAAAGGATAGGTAATAGGACCGCTTGTAGCAGTTACTGTAAAATTTGGAGATGTTATATTTAATACACTTGATCCTGATGCATTTACTACACCAAAAGTTAAAATAGCACTAGTACTAGCACTATAATAATCTGCAACTATATTAATTTGTTCACACGTAGGTGATGCCGCTACTGTTAAAGCCATAGTTTATTTGTTTTAAAATTAGAAAAAGATATATAGGGGGACTAATGCCCCCTATAAGTCTTATATTAGATAATCTGCTTATGCAGACTCTCCCATTAAGTAGTACTCAACATATACATCAACTACACCAGCAGTTAAAGCTGCTGTTGCAATTACAAATTGAATACCTGTTGAAGATGTAGTCTTATCGTTAACTTCGTTAAGGATTACAGCTTCGTCCGCGTAGTCTGCGTTATCAAAAGCTACTGCTGCATTTAAAGTTATCCCTCCTGCAGTAAGTGCAAGAGTTGCTGAACCACCACTTGTTAAAGCTGTAGTAGTAACATGATAAACATTTGTAATAACTGCGTTATCCGGAACGATTGCTGAATTAGACGGTACAATTGTACTTACAGCACCACCATCAACTGAAAAGTCGTATCTAGCGTGTGCTGTTATTAATTTTGGATTTGCCATTTTATTCTATTTTTTTAAAAGTTAATAATTATAGTGATAATGCTGGAAATACTCCACCAAAATAACCGTTTAATTTTGCCTCAACAACTGCACTATCAGCATCGCCTTCTTTTAAAGCAATAGAAATTTCTATTAAATTATCAACTCCGTGAATTTGAGAGCTTGAAGATCCATCTTTAGTAGCTATAATGTTGTACATGTCATAATCAGTACCTGTTGCTGACATAAAAGTAGGTTGCTGTGGTAAGTGTCCTCTGAAATAAAATCCATGAGATGTTCCTTGCTGATTTTTTTCATATTCTCTTACTGCAAATCCATCACCGTATCCAGGGTTTGCATCAATTACATGATTTGTAACTGTGTAAGTCTGAGTAGTTTCTGGATTAAGTGAAACTAGAACTTTAAATACTACAGGCTCATAATCCCAAGTGTTACCACTTTGAGCTACGTCACCTCTTTTTGCTCCTGTAAAAGTAACTAATCCCGCACCGTTATCTCCTGCTAAAGGATTTAACCAGTCTGGTGTATTACTTAAAGCTTCAAAAGCATCGTGAATTGCAGTTCCAGAAGTTGCAACGTTTGCACTACCAGCAATTGTTACGCTAAATTTGAAAGATTCTGATGTCCTAGGACCGCTTGATCTTACAAATTTAACTTCAATTTCTTTAGATGCTGTTCCGTTAGCTAATACTGGTAAAATAGTAGAAGTTTGTGCTGTTGCATCAGAAAATGCTTTACCACTGTAATCAATTACATCTCTACCATAAAACCAAGGAGTTGCAACGTTTAAACCATCAGGTCCTCCTGCAACTATTCTTATTTGTGGAGCATCTACAAAAGTTTCACCAATAACTAACTCAGTAGGTCCAGATGCGCTTAATTTTTGTACAGAAACTGCACCGTCATCTACTAACCCATTGGTTACACCAAATGCAGTACCGTCTCCAATAATTAAATGTCTTGCCATTTTTTTATTTTTTAAATTATTTATTCATTTTTATTTACCTCTATTTGATGAGTTTGATACCGTGGATCAGAGATCCCTTCCAGTATGCTACTTACAGTCATGTCCACTATCTCTTGATGACAGTGTTCGGGTAATTCACAACTAATCCCCAAAGATAACGAAATCTTAGAGGGTTTTCTTATATAAGTTATTTTCAAAGCGTCTATTATAAATATATCACTCGTATACATATCTATAGCGTTTCCACGTATTGTATATATTGGTGATGTATGTTTGGTTGTATTGAAGGGGTCCGTTAGTAATGTAAATACATCATCTTGTTGAACAAATTTACTACTTACTGTTACTTCTGTAGGCTCTACAGTTAATACTCTTTTCTCTTTTAAATTAGCAGCTGAATAATAAGGATCTCTACTTTGTAAATGTGCTCCTCCAGATTGTACATTAACTATAGTTGTTACTGTACCTACTGATGCGTCCCACTCTAACCAAGGAAATACATTTGGATCTGGTACTACAATAAACTGTCCTTGATAGTTTAGTTCTCCAAACTGTTCCCAGTATATTGTAAACCCTGTTCCTGGATTATCTAATATATCTCCTCTAACAGAATTTATATCCTGTGGAAATTGATAACTATTATTATTTTGCCATACAATAGCTGATCCTTGTGTTAAATCACTTGCATCTTCATACATTATAATTGAATCTGCAATTGAAGAGTTGTTATTACAAACAAATGCATCTAAAGAAATAGTAAAAAATAATAAAGGTGTAGGTTCATTTAAAAAATAATCTACTTCAGTACAGGTATTATTTCTGTGTACTCTAGCTAATGTATTAACTAGATATAAATAATCAGGAGGTAAAGTAAAAGTGTCAATTTGAAATTTAGCTCCTAACACTTCTTTAAAAAGTGTAGGTGCTTCATATTCTCTTACTAATGATCTTAAATCATCAATACGTTTTTGTGACTCCTCAAATCCTTTTCTATATTTATTATTCTTACCATATTTAGTATTAATAAATCTTATCATAGACTTATTTAATTCTATATCTATTTCTTGTGGTAAAAGCAAATCAGCTTGGAGTGAATTTATTTTATCCACTCCTTGCTGTATTGCTAAATGCATTTCTTGTACATTCATATTATACTAATGCTAATTCTTTAAGTTTAGCTCTCATTATTGTTAGTGTTCCAGAGTTCTTTTTATCTTTTAAGTAGACGACTGCATTATCCATGTTTTCGCCAAGTACTTCATCAATATAAATTATCTGGTTTCCTATTTTTCTAAGAACTCCAGCTGTTACCATTTCTTCAATCTCAGCTTTTAGTTCTAAATTTTTATCTGTAGTAATTCTTACAAACTTCTTTGGATTTGAATTTTTAATTTCATATAAAGAATTTTCTATTTGATCTGCTGTCATTCTATCAGGATTAACATTAGATAAAAGTCTTAAAACTCTCTTCATGTTTTTAGCACTAGAAGATAATTTAATAAATTCTTTATCTGCATCTTTCTTTATTTGTATTTCATTGTTTCTAGATTTATCTTCTCTTGTTAAATCTTGAATATAAAATCTTTTATTAAAATCAGCATCCATTTCATTTTTAGTCATAGCTACATGAGGATGTTTTAATGCAAATCTATATTTAATATAGTCTACTATTTGTAGAGGCATATCATTATCATCCGTACCTATTTCTAGTTCTACCCCAGTAAATCCTACAGGAATTGTCATTTCTGCCCAGTATTGTTTAGAATATTTAGGCCAATCAACGTGATCAGGATTAACATCTAAAATACCTTGCATGTATTTCTTTTCTTCTTCAGGGGTAAAAGGTTTTAAAGGTTGTCTATTTACATAAACACTACTGAGTTTGGATACGGCCTCAGCTCTTACCGCTTTAGGCAAATGGTTTAATATTTCCTTTTGTCTAATTGTTATTTTTTTACTCATAATTCAGTTCTTTTTTTTAAGGTTAAGTTGTTAGGATATAAAGAATAACTCTCCTAACTGAGTTAGATTAAAGACTAAAGTCATGGGGAAATTAATCCCCACAACCTTAATCAAAAACCAATATATAGACGCAAATTAATGCCTATGTTACGATGCTGTGCACGTAATATCAATAGATGTGTCAAATCTTCTTAACACAATACCTGCTGTCTTTAACATGTGCACAGACGCCCCGTCAATGTCAGATGCTCTAGCATCAGATCCTGAGAATCCTCTAGGGACTACAGATCCAGCTACACACCATCTCATTGCCTCACGACCTTTCTTAGAAATCATTTGAAGGTTATTTTGACCATCATAATTTGATTGATCAACAAATACCATTCTGTAAGACTCTAAAGAGTATCCTGTTGTAGGGTGTTTTGCACGAGCTTGCGCCACGGCACCATGATCAAAGATTGGTAATTTTACCACGTTGATCGTGTGTCCATCTACATGCTCATAGGTAGTGAAGTATCCAGTTAATCCTAGGTTACGTCCTGAACCTGTGATAAATCTGTTTTCTCCTCCCACTTTAAAAGTATTATTTGAAAAGTGGCTTTTAAGAGCTTCATCAAATTCTCTTGCTCCTCCTGTTCCAGTATATAAAGTTACTTGTTTAACAGAAGCATCAGTCATTCCGTAGAATAAGTCTCCGATGATGTTCTTAAGTTTTGTCTCAGTCATTGTAGAGTAAGTGTCAGTGTTGACGATTTGCTCTAAAAGACCAGGACCTACGATTACAGGTTGTCCATTTTCATCTTTCATGAAAGTATGTCCGTTTGCATCGTATGTTTTTTGACCGTACCAGTAGTACAACTCACACTCTTCTTTAAAGTCAAGCATGTGTAGGTACTCTTCGTAGTCCATCCAAAGTTTAGTAGTTCCGCTTCCTTTAGTTGGTAAAGAAAATTCTGCTACAAAATCTTTAGCGTTTCCAGACATGTGGTAAGATTTTCTAACCGTAGTTAGTTTGTTTCTTACTTTACCTGGAGTTTCCCAGTTAGAAGCATTACCTCTAGAGAAGTCAACTCCTACAGGTGCATACATTTGAGCCCAAAGTGCTCCCGCTACCGCATCAGCTGCAGGTAAAGTTGCTGAAGCTACAGGGTTAACTAACTGTAGTGTATACTTGTATGAAGATCCCCCAGCTACTTGCTCAGGTGCTTTCATTATACGTGCTTGTGCCCCTGATTGAGATACTAACACATATGGGAATACGAAGTGTTTGTCAGGAAATTCTAATTCGAAAGAAGATCCACCCAAACCTAAGTTTGCGTTTGCATTTGCTGTTGCCACTGGTCTCGTTCTTAATCTATGTGTTGCCACACGATACTCATACTCTAATCGGTCAATAGACTTAGTGTTACCAACTCCTTCTGTTAAGAAAGATAGTGGGAATCTTTTATCGTCTTTTCCTGCTAAATGAGTAATAATTGGAGACAGTTCAGTAGGCTTAGTCAACAATGCATTTGCTAGACTGTTCATATCAGTCATTTGCGAATCATTGTAAAACGTCTTTTGAACGCTTATATTTGTTCCATTTACTGCCATTTTATTATAAAATTTTATAGGGTACCTATTTCCCTGTTAAGGTATGTCTTTAAATACTGAGATCTAAATTATCTAAATCAAAACTTTTCTTTCGTGTTGATCTTTTACGAGCACTTCTTACAGTCTCTTCGTTTTGAGTTATTTTTTGTCTCAATGTTTTCGTAGCCGTTGTCTTTGCTTTCTTGTTTATAATATTCTCTAGATTAAATCCTTTATACATTAAATAATCTATAGCTAATTTTACATCCATTTCAGCTTCAGAGTGATCTAAATCACGCTGTGTGTAACCTTCTTTAGTTACCGGCTTCGAGAGATAGTTAAAGAATTTTGTTTTTTCTCTTTCTGGAACTTGCAATCCTGCAAACTCTTTTGATTCTTTAATTGTCTCTTGAACTCCATTCCAAAACTCCATCTGCTGTTCTTGTTGCTTTTGTAGTTCTGCTTTTTGTCGTTCTACTAATTGCTCTTTTTCCTGTGCTTGTACTTTACCTAAAGCTTGTTTTGCTGCTTCTGCTTTTTTAAATAATTTACCAGAATCTTCATAATCTTCTAGCATTTCTTTGATAAAGTCTCCGTCATGTCCTTTCTGTGTAAAATAATCTGCAAGAATTGCTTTTTGACTTCTTGAGTCATCTTCTGCAATATCCATTTGATTATAATCTAAAGTAGGATCAAAAGCTTTCATAAATTTTTGAGATTCTCCTCCAGCTAATACATACTCCATATGTTTTTTAACTAATGGAAATTTCTCAAGAACTTCATCAATTCTTTCGTCTGCCATTTGAGAAGCTATATCTTTAGTCATTGCTGTTAATCCTTCTGCTGTATCATCATACTCACCTTCATAACCTAAGCTATCTAGTATTTCTGATACAACTGTAGAATCTTCAGTAGATTCAACTTCTTCATCATCAGACTCTTCTTTTACATCTTCTTCCTCCTCGTCTTCTACTTCTTCCTCAAGCTCCTCTTCCTGATCATCAATATCTTCAAGTTCAGCTTGTGGTTCTTCTTGTACTTCTTCTTTTTCTTCAGCTACTTCTTCGATAGGTTCTACCTCAGCAACTGTGTCAACTCCATCACCTCCAATGACATCATCAAAGGTAATATCGTCTAATTGTATTTTTTCATTTGGGTCCATATATATATTGTTTTAATTTACAAATTTAGTATTTAATTTAATTGGTTTTTACTTTTCTATATTTTTACTTTTCTCTTTATTATATAGCACTTACTATACATATCTGCTTTTATATCCTCCAGTTCTAGCTACTTGAGTTTTATTATTATCATTCATAGCTATCTCATTAAAATACATTTTAAATTTAGGTAATGATTCTTTTTTTTGTTGGTCAAATAATTCTTGCAATTTTTCTAGTTCAAGATCATACTTTGTATTTAATTTATCATTTACACTTTTAAATATGTTATCTAAAATTTTAGAAGCTCTTTTCTTTTCACGTTTACTACCACTGTTAAAGTCATTTACTAATGATTTATAATCATTATATTTTTGTCTATCTTTTAATTCACTTTGACTGGTGTTAAATATA